GTAGTTTGAGTTGCCACTATCGTCTTTTGAATCAGATGCTTTTGAAACGAAAGGAAACTTCTCTAGAATAGTACCGCTAGTACCTGTAAACTTACCATCTTCATCAATAACGATAATGTGAATTTCGTCATTAGCACCACCTTGATTTGAAACGAAGGTTGATGTTGCTGGTGTTGAAGTAAACGAAGAAGCGTAAGTCCAATTAGTAAAAGTGTTAGCGTCTGCCATTGAAACTTTTAACGAGTTGCCAAGTGCGCCAGCATAACGTGCTGCAACTTCGCCATAAGCAACAGTACCGCTAGAATAGTTATCTAGCCAATCGTCATCATTTTTGATTAAAACAGGTCCGATAGTGTTAGCAGCAGCATTTTTAGTGGCTGAGCCTGACGAACGAACAACTTTTAAATTGCTAGAATAAGCAAGGAAGTTTGCTGCTGAGAACCAGTATTCATAGTTAGTTGAATCAGGCTTGCCAAAACGATCAGCAAGACGAGTTTCATCTGAAATTGTTACGATTTCACCAACTGGACCCCATGCAAACGACCCCGCAAATGCACCAATAGAGGTGGCGGCCGAAGGGACAACTGTAGTCAGATCGATTTCTGATACATTTACCCCAGGTGATAGCTGAAATGCCATTGGATTTCTCCTTTAGTAGTATGGGTCAAATTTGTTTTGATTGTCTATTTAGTTATTTAGAAACTTGAAGAAACTGCTCCATGAGTGTACCAAACATCTTTTCCATCATTGATTATTTCTTCTTTTCTACCATCGTCTATAATACCAACTGGAGTCAAATTCTCTTCTTCGAAATTGCTGTTTTCTTGTAGAAGTACACGGCGAATGTCGATATTCGTAGAATCTCTGAAATATGACTGCGCTGTTAACCAAGAAAACAGAACCAAACCCATAACTAAATCATCGTTGTTACCTTCTTCTGCTTCATAAGAATCACGTACTCTTACGAATGTATTCATCTCTGCAATCGTGTCAAAATCGTTGATGATTAATTTGTCGTTTTCGATCAGAGTTTTTAAGTTAGCACAGCCTATCTTTTTGACTGATTTTGTAGTCTTAATACCAAAAGAAGTAGAACGTTTGAAGCCTCCAGAAATAGATTGCCCTTTAATATGATGGTGTTCTAGTTTGTACACATGCTCATATTCTAAGTCATAATGTAGAATGTCAACGACTTGTTGCCCTATGTTGTTAGTCTCAATCAAAGCATAAGCATCGTTGTATTTTCTTGCTATCGAATAGATTACCGTTGGGAAGAATAATAACGGTAATTTGTTGTTTCGATATTTTGCTACTTGTCTGTACGGTGTCTGCGATACATCTATAACATTGATTGTAGAGTAATCTTGATCAACACCTTCTGAACAATCTACTGTACAGATATACAAATTATCTTTAATTGGTTCTTCGTAAATATCTAAGTAATCGTTTGATGATAAAGGATTATGAAATGCAAGACTGCGAAGTTTTGATCCTGAGATAAGTGTTGCTGATGAACCGATAAATTCCGTTTCAAACTCTTGACGAAACTGCTCTTCAGAAGTGTTACGAATTGTTTCTTCTTTCCATGCAGCATCACGACCAGGTACTTGTGACCAATGCACTTCAAGAGGTTTGTAAGTAGAGCGCCCTTCTGTTGCATCTACCCACATCTTGTAGAACATATTCAAACCGTTAGGTGTTGATACAATAATAACTTTCGTAGTTTTACCAGAAGAGATAACAGGGTAAGTAGAAGTAAAGAAGTCTTGTGCCATGTTATGCTGAACGAACGCAAATTCGTCTAGGAATACTAGGTTGTATGTACCTCCACGAACGCCTGATGCTGATGTCGCATAAGCATAGATCATCGAACCGTTCTCTAGTTCAAGATTACCTTTGTTCCAAGTCTTGATGCCTTGCTGCAACCAAAGAGGAAGATATTCATACGCATACTGAATTCTACCAAGAATCTCACGTGCAAGAGAACCTTTGTTAGCTAGAATTGCAATCTTGTAATCGATGTTGAATATAACACACCACAACATGTAGCCAACTGTTGTAGTTGTTTTACCTACTTGTCGAGGCATCTTACAGATAGAGAATCGGTTATTGTGAAACTCTGAAACCATATTCTCTTGGAATGGCCACATCTCAAAGGGTACAAGACCCTTATCAACGTTGACAATTTTTACATAAGTTCTGATGAAGTAAATTGGATCTTCAGAACACTTTACGATCTCAGAAATTTGATCTTCGGTGTAGGATATCTCTACACCCAAACGTTTTAGACTTGCATTACCATTATAACCACCACCTAATTCAGCCATATTATTTTAGGGTGCTGCGAAGCATCCAACCCTGTTTCTGATGAGCACCTAACAAATCTTGTAAAAAATTCGATACAGCAGGTTCGTTTGCTTGTTCTGCAACAACAATACCTGCACGTAGTTGCGTAATGTATTTCTCATTGTCTTCATATAGTTGTGAAAACATTGTTCTTGCATCAGGTACTGTTGTTGCTTCTTCAACAGCAGATAGTTCGATAAATCTTGTGAACGAACCTGGAGCATACGCATTCAATCTGCGAATGTGTTCAGCGATATCGTCTGACTGTGCCCAAACTGCATTATAGAAAACGTCTAAGAACGAGTGGTACTGAGGAAAATTAGAACCCTCAACATTCCAATGATAGTTATGTGCTTTTAGGTACAGACCAAAATTAGTTCCTAAAATTACTTTAAGTTGTTCAATTAACTGTTCCATGATTGTCCTTATTCTTTAAAAATTTTACAAGTTCTGAAGTAGACCCAACAAAGACTGCTTTATCTACATTGATGTTTTTTGCAGTAAGAGATTCCCCTGTCAAATCTTTCTTGCGTTTCTGTATCTCTAACAAGTCTTTGTTTAAGTCAGAAAGGTTTTTTATCATACCAGCAGCAACTTCATATGCTCTTGGATGTTCAGATTCTTTAGCAACATGTAATAGATTGTCCATCGCAACGTTACCTTTTTCAATCAAATTGCGAATGTTCTTACGGGCAAACTCTGCATCATCTTCGGTCGTATCTACAACTACAATTGGAGCCGGTTCAATCTCAATAGGTTCTATATCTAGAACCTCTGATAACTTTTGATTCAATTTAGACATAATTAAAAGACCTGTGGGTATTCTGATATCGTTTCTGAGAATCCAAACGATTGATTTGGTAGTGCTGTATTAGGTGCAGGTTGAGTAACAACAAGTACCGATTTTAATGGATTAGTGTCTATGCTAGTAACGCGATACGATGCATTTGTAAAGTCACCTACAACAACATCGTTAGCTTCTAGTAGCTTGTTCAAGTTGTCTACAACTAGAACACCAGTATCGTTATTGCTAAAGTAAACGATTTGTCCTGTTACGCCTCTATTAGCAACACGAATTGTTTCTGTACTATTTAAATAACCTACACCATTGGCTACATAAACTTTCTGTGAATTTCTTGAAGAAGTTTCATAGTAAATTGATGTGTTTGCTTGGCGAATAACTTCTGCATTCTGAACAGGTGGCCAAACATAACCTTTGGCTGTAAATTCTAGATTCCATATAATCAGACGAGTTGTTGACATATCGCCTTCATAGTCTATCTGACTAGAAACAGAATTCAAAATTACAGGCATGTCATACTTATGTGCCATCGAAGGAATGAAATCTAATGTCACAGTATAGTCTGGCGTGAAGAACGGTAGAATCTGTTCTAGTATTTGTGAAGCATCTTCTGTGTTACGCACATAAATCGACATAGAGAAACTGTAGTTGTACGGTACAGGAACAAACTGAGAGTTAATTGAGGTTGATGTATTTGCAGAAAAATTACGAATCATCGAAGGTAATTTACGCGATTCATCATAAGCCATACCCGTTAATTCAAATGAGATTCTAGGCACCATCGTTGCGATAGATTTGGTAAGCGTAGGATCAGTTGTCAAACGAACAATGTACTTTTCTTTTCCACCATAGTTAAGTGGTACTTTAAATTTTTCTAATTTTTGACCAGTTGATGACTGTCGAATCACATACAGATCGTTGAAGATTGTTCCAAAAGCAACAACAACCTTACGCATAGTACGATGATAAAAATGTGGATTATTAAGCATTAAACTTCACCAAATGGATTGTGTTCTGAGAAGTCAATGATTGAATTGGCTTCTGTTTGAATTCTTGTGTTGTCAACAATATCTTCGAATGCATTATTGTCGAATGCAGTATCGTCTGTTGTAGCAGATACCCATCTTGCATTACTTGTTGATCCAATTGTATTTGCATTTGCAGCGAAGTCGCCTTGAACCATAACAACATCTAGTTTTCGTGTTGTTGGATTCCACGAATGTACTGTTGCGCGATATGTGGAACTGGCATAGTTAGTACCTTGATATACATATTCATCTTGTACGTAGGTACCTGTACCACCAGCATTCATGGATAGTTGTGTTCTTTGGTATGCATCACGAATCTGTTCATCGATTTCTTCAACGCCGGTATGAATGTATTCTTCAGAAAAGACGAATTGTTTACACTTTAGTGCATAGACATAGACGTTGTTACCACGACCACGACCCAATGTATAGAACATTGCTTGATCGTTTTCATGTTCTACAGAAGTAATCTCAAAGAAGTTTTGTACTAGTGGTACAAAAATCAAGTCACCTTCTCTAGGACGAAATAGATTTGAAGATGCTGTTGTATACTTGAATCTGCGGCGAGAAACTAATAGTGTAACTTCATCACGAATCTCAAGCCCAAACTTGGACATGATATCACCTTCACCATCCATGCCAGTGACATTCTCAAGATACATTTCTAGATTATATGCTTTGGTATATGATTTTACTGTATCTTCACCATATAGAAAGTCAAAGTCGCTACCACTTCTTAATTCTCTAGGCAAGTAAAAAACATCCATGCCATGAATCTGCATAGCTTCGATAACTAAATCTTCCACCAGCAATTGCTCACTGGTGATCTGATTAGTAGGAAAGTTGTTGAAATAGAAGTTTGTTGGCACGATTAGCCTGTGTATATTTCGCTTGGCAGGCTACCCATTTGATACATATCTTCTTCCATTTTAAGAATTTCTTCGTGTGCTTCTTGCATGATTCTTGGACCATCAAATGTCACACCACCAGGCATTTGAATACCAGCAAACTTAGATAGGTTTGAACCCCATTGATATTTAATTTTTGCTGTTGCGTATTGCTTTAAGAAACGATCATTCCAAACATCTGTGATACCAGTCTTACTGATTGAAACATTTGATACTGCTGATGTTAGATTATTAATTACAAGAAGTTGTGTTGCAGTATTTATGCGACGAACTTGAACTTCTTGCCCATCAGATAATACGATAACATCGTTCTCTAGAATTTCTTGATCGAATTTTGTTCCGTAACCAATGATTGTGTTTGATGTAGTGTTACCTGTTACGGTACCGGTAAGTGTGACTACATCAGGAATCAATTTGCGATAACATTCAATAACAACATAATCGCCTGCATGTAAGTCACCTGACCAATCGATATCTAAGAATAGTCTGTTTTGATTACGGTTGAAACGAAACTGTGGAGTACCTGAGAACAGTAGGTTCAGAGTACGAATGTGCTGCATCGTAATCTCATATGAGACATACGAAACAGAAGTAAAGTCATAAAGATCGTGAAGGCGTAACTGATAGCGCAAGTCAAACATATTGATTGATGAGTTGGATTGGTCAAATGGAATAATTCCTGTGACAAAGTTTACTGCATCAGGGCAATAAATCCAACGTCTATCAATATCATCTTGAGTAATCATATGCTTCATGAATATCTTTTCAGTACCATCATAATGATAGTCTGCATAAAAAGCCAAAGCATCATCAATACGGTCATCAACTTGGTCATCATCTACGTTAATTTGAATAACTGGATGACCAAGTCTGCGTAGACAGTATTGTTTAAATTCTTCTCTTGATGTTGGCTTTGACATTTTTTATCCTAAAATATATTACTTAATAGACTCTTTAGTTCTAACGCTATCTTCTTTGCAAGAGAAAAAGTAATTCTTTATCTACAGTTGCCCAATTTAAAGAATCTACTTTCCTAGACGCATAAGTTGTTTGAACTGCGGTGTTTATTTCTTCAGTAACACCTTCAGGCCACCAAGCATAAACATCACTATGATATTGAAATCTATATCCTTCAATTTCATGGATATCACCATCTTGAGGTTCTACAGGAAAATTTAGCATAAATTAATTTCTCGGAAAGGCTTGTGTTGGTAAACCTGGAGTATTGGTGCCATTTAGACACATCGTCAAAACACCATTGATTGATCCAGGTGAATATCTTGCCAATGCAGTCACTCTCAAATCTTCTAAGTGACCACACCAATTTGAGGCTATAGATGTAGGGTATTCATACCCAATACGAAAATCACTAATATCACTAAAATTATCACTGGAACTGGCCGCTGCCACAGGTCCATTGGACGCATAAGTTCCATGATTGGCTCCTAATTTATGAGTAATCAAAACTCCGTCTACATATAGAAAATAATCGCCATCTTTACGAACAAATGCCCAATGATTCCATGTTCCAGCAGTTGAAGTAGCTACTGCAACACTAGTTAAAAGTGTTGGTGTAAATGATGTTGTACCAGAACTACGGGCTAATAATGCCCAATATCCACTAGTATTAATTCCTACCCAATAGGTATTTCCGAAATGCACCAGGCACGCCCCAGGAGCCGTCGTTTGTGTTGCTCTACCACCTGCGGTAGCATCTTTCCATTGTGCCCAACCTTCAATTGTAAAATCACCATATCGCGTATCAAGAACTTTCTCAGGTGCATACCCATTATTTCCAGGTAAGTCTATGTAATCATAATTTGGACCAGTTGTACTAGGATTACCAAAACTTATACTACCACCACCCCACTTAGTATATTGATAACTAGGCTTTATAAGACCACTCATCATATGATTACCAATACCAGCATAATCTTTAAACATAGTATCAAAACGCAGAAGTACCGCGGTATTAGCGTCACGAACAAAGGCTGTAGTAGGAACAGTATATGTTGTTTGATCTATATCGTATCTAGCAATATCACTAATTCTTGTATCGCCAGTGCCAGAATAACCACCGTTCTGTAATTGGTCTCTAGAACCATAAGAATACATTGTTGTAAAAGCCGCTGCTTTAGTAGCCACACGGCTACCATTAATAAACAAACCGTGTTTATTTGTTTTTGTAGGATCATATACAACAGCAATATGATTCCAACCATTCGGAAAAATATTACCAGTGCTGCCAGAACTGTTTATATATTCGTTTATACCTACACCTAGACGGGTTGATCGCCAAAGGAAAGTAACATCACCAAAACTATTTGCAGTTCCAGCATAATTACCTATAAGTTGCCATCCATCTGTGTTGACTGTTGAAGAAGTATAAATCCATGTTGGATTGACAGTAGGTGTAGTTGCATTAGTTGTTGGCGCATAAAACCAACCCTCAATAGTCCAAGGTTTTGCCATCCGATGTATCCAAGTAAGTTCATTACACCGACTAGTGGTATCATTAGAAGCACTCTCTACATACGCGCCGGCATTGGAAGAATCCCACATATCTGTTATCATGCTATTAGATTTATCTACACCAGCACCAATGCCAGTATAAGGACCAAACCCACTTACGAATATTTCCCAGCTAGAAGTATAATTAGCATCCGCTTTATTTCCAGCCCACACTGCTGTTGTAGATAGTCCAGAATAATCTTTTAAAAATGGTCCACAACCGGTTAATAATACCGTATTGGAAATTGATGTTAGAGGTTGTGTTGGAACACGAATTCTATCTGGATTTGAAGATCCTACACTATAAGCACCTGATCCATTTAAAACTCTTATATCCGAAAACCATCCAAGAAAACGAGAATCTGTTCTTACAGCATAAGCAGCATTCATAAAATAAAATTTATTACTACTGGCATTCATACTACCGGAATAAAGTGTTTCGACTCTTTTCACACCGTTTACATATAATGCTAAATTGCCTGAAGTTCTCTGCAAACATATATGTGTCCATGCTCTTTGAGGGAGAATAGATGATGAATCGGATAGAATAACCCTACCAGCAGTAATAATTTGCAAAGAACGTTGTTCATAACGCATAGCAAAACCAGCAGTATCGTTAAAATTTGCTCGGCAATCAAATAAATATATAGGCGTACCTTGTCCTACTGCATATTCTTGTTCATAGTTATGACACGCCCAAAATTCGATAGAAAGATCACCAGTTCCAAAACTAAAACCACTAGCGGTACTAACTGCATAAAGTGCGTCAGTTGATGCGCTAGTACGAACACAACTTATACTATAAGAACCTGAAAATAAACTACGAGTGCTTGGTCTATTAGACCCATAGGTACCTCTGGCGCGAGCGGCTAAAGACATACCTTCATAACCGTCAATAATATATTGAGGTCCTCTAGGTCTTACTTTTTTATCTTTAGTGTCGAGTGTATATAATATAGTATTAGCACTGGCAGTAGCTACATTAGAGAAAAAAGTATTAGAATCGATAGTAAAATCTGCGGTATATCTGGCAACATCACTTAATCTAAATCCAAAAAATCTACTGTTGCGTGAACTATAATTATGATTTCTACCTGCACAAATTATTAATGGACTTGCTGTTTGATTGAAGTTAGCACTTTGAGTATTAGCGAAAACGGTATTGCCATTTATATACATCTTAAATTGACCAGCACCGGTGCCTTCTCTAACTACCGCTAT